AGAACTAGAAAGAAAAGAAGTTTGGAAAACTACACAATGGAATACTATCAAACAATTATTTTCTAATTTTAATATTGACGGCACGTTTGAAGATTTATTATATGATATAGTAAGAAAAGTTAAGAACACTAGATCTAGAAATAGAATTAAAGGTATATTTAAATCTATGATATCTATTAAAAGTGGAGAAGTAGGCACGCCCAAAGGTGTTAATAAGCAAAGAGCATTAGATAAAGTAGCTGATGTTCTATAAAAGTATATAAATATTAACTAATCGATAATTATATAAAAGGTTATGACAAAAAAATTACAAAACATACAAGCAATAACACAAATGCTTTCAGGGACTCATAAGTCTCAAAACAAAACTACCGTCGGATATAAATCTAAAGAAGAAGTAAAAAATGTCGGAGATACGTGGATTGATTCTAACGGCGTTGAATGGGAGCAAAAAGAAGGATATCGTGTAAGCAGTTCTAAAATCTTAGATGCTATGCGTGAAGCATTAAAATCGTATTTATTACCAAAGGTTTGTCCTAAATGTAATCATGAAATGGTTGATAATAAATACAATAAAAAAATGTGGAGGATTCATAAGATGTGTTTTGATTGTGTAATTGAAATGGAACATGAACATAAAATTAACGGCACATTTAATGAATATGCAAGAAATTTAATGAAGCCAAATATTGAATCATGGTTATCTGATGCTAAAGTTGAAATTCAAGCTATTAAAGAATTATTAACAAAAGCAGAATTTGTAAATGGAGATGGTACTGTTGAAACATGGGAATCTCCTTGGAAAGGTAAAGAAGCTGAACTAGATGAACTTTTAGACCGTGATTTTGAAAACATTAAAAACCAATTATTAGGAGAAACAATAAATGAAAATAAAACTACCGTTAATTAATATTGTATATATACTTGTTTTTATTACAATTATCTTTTATATTAAACAATATGTTACCGACTTAAATACTAATGTAAAAGAATTAAAACATAATATTGAATTGAGGGAAGCTCAAAACGATAGCATTGTAAAAAAATTAGATAGCATATCAGTTCAGAAAGTAGAAGTAATTAATCATATTGATAAAAGAACAACAACTATCAACAATCTTCAAGAATCTTTAAACACGTTACCTGTATATGATACGAGCTTAGCAAATGCTCTTAGATTTTTGCATATATTCGGTAATAAACAATTAAATTAAAATGAAACAGTTAATAATTTTTATAATTTTATCTTTAGGGCTATCTATCAATATATCAGCGCAGACAGTTGATACTTGTTTTAGCAAAAGAAAAATTATTAATATTTACAATAATATTAAAGTATTAGAACATAAAGATTCTATACATACTCAATTAATAGAAGAATATAAAATTCAATGTACTGACTTTAAAACAGTTTTACAAATGGATAGCATTATTATTGAAGGTCAAAAAGTGCAAATTTCTAACTTAGAAGCAAATGTTCAAGATTGGAAAAAAGCATACGAAATTTCAAAACCAAAGTGGTATGAAAAGCCATTTATAATGTTTCCGGCTGGAGCAGTATTATCTGCAATATTATTTAGTATATTATAAGATGGCAGATGTAAATGATTATCAAAAACAAGTAGTATCTCCGCAAAACTTAAAAGATATTATTAAAGGGGAATATAAAAAATGCGCAACAGATCCTGTGTATTTTATGCGCAAGTATTGTTATATTCAACATCCTAAAAAAGGTAAAATGCTTTTTGATTTATATCCATTTCAAGAGCAATGTTTATATGATTTTAGAGATTATGATAGAAATATTATATTAAAGTCTCGTCAGTTAGGTATATCTACATTATCTGCAGGATATATTTTATGGTTAATGACATTCCATGAAGATAAGAATTGTTTAGTAATTGCAACCCGACAAGAAGTTGCAAGAAACTTAGTTACTAAGGTAAGAGTAATGTATGACAATTTACCTAATTGGTTAACTCAAAACGCGCAATCCACAGAAGATAATAAATTATCATTACGATTAACTAACGGTTCTCAAGTAAAAGCATCTTCGACTTCAACAAGTGCAGGTCGTTCTGAAGCAGTATCTTTGTTAGTAATAGATGAAGCTGCATTTATTGAATCAAATACAATCGAAGAATTATGGGGCGGTTTGCAACAAACATTAGCTACCGGTGGTAAATGTATTATGTTATCTACACCTAATGGTATGGGTAACTTTTTTCATAGAATGTGGCAAAAAGCAGATGCTGGAGAAAATAATTTCCACACTATTAAACTACATTGGACGGTACATCCTGACAGAGATCAAACTTGGAGAGATGCCCAAACGGCAGAATTGGGCGATAAATTAGCAGCTCAAGAATGTGATTGCGATTTCACGACATCAGGTAATACAGTAATTGACCCTTTAATTTTAAAATGGTATTGGGAAGAATCAGGAAGAGTTTATGATCCTTTAGAAAAAAGAGGCTTTGATGCTAATTTATGGGTATGGAAATATCCAGAAGCAGGTAAATCTTATATAGTCGTAGCTGACGTTGCTCGAGGCGACGCTGCGGATTATTCATCGTTTCATGTTATTGAAATTGAATCAGTAGAACAATGTGCTTCTTATAAAGGAAAATTAAACCCTAAAGATTATGGTAATTTTTTAGTAGCGGTATCTACAGAATATAATGATGCTTTATTAGTTATTGAAAATTCAAATATAGGATGGGCAGCAGTTCAGCCTGCTATTGATAGAGGATATGCAAATTTATTTTATAGCAGTGCAGATTTGACAACAGTAGATGTTCAACAACAAATATCATCTGGTTATGATTTAGCAACTAAATCTAAAATGACTCCTGGGTTTTCTCAAACAACTAGAAATAGACCATTAATCATTTCTAAATTAGTAGAATATTTTAGAGACAGATCTCCAATAATACATTGTAAACGCACAATTAGCGAATTACAAAATTTTATTTGGAATAGTTCAAGGCCTGAAGCACAATATGGATATAATGATGACTTAGTAATTTCTTTAGCAATTGCATTGTGGGTTCGAGATACGGCATTAAAATTACGTCAACAAGGATTAGATTTGCAAAGAAAGACCTTAGGATTAGTAGGCAAATCATTACCTGTATATAATGCAACATCAAATTCTTCATATCAATCGCAATGGTCAATGAAAGCAGGAAAAGATACGGAAGACATATCTTGGTTACTTTAAAAAACGAGCCGTTATTAGGCCAACTATATAATTATAATAAAGAATAAAATATGTCCTTAATAGATAAATCTCTAGGAGCTAGATTAAACAGGTTATTTTCGAATAACGTTATAGTACGTCGTGTAGGCGGAAAAAAAATAAAAGTTCTCGATACTGATAAATTACAATCAGTAGGTAATTTAGAGCAGTCGAAATATGTAGATCGATTTACAAGATTACATGGTATAAAACCTAGTATATCTACATATAATAATAACTACAATTATCAAAGCTCAAGGACAGAACTTTATACGGATTATGAAATCATGGATATGGATTCTATTATATGTGCAGCATTGGACATATATTCAGACGAATCTACTAGAAAAAATGAATATGATGAAATATTAACGATTAAAAGTTCAGACGAAAATATTAAAAAAATACTTCATAATTTGTTTTATGATATTTTAAATGTTGAATTTAATTTGTGGCCGTGGATAAGAAGTATGAATAAATACGGCGATCTTTACTTGTATATGGATATTAGAGAAGATATTGGTATAGTTAACGTAACGCCTTTATCATCATATGAAGTTGTAAGAGAAGAAGGCTTAGATCCAAATAACCCATATGATGTGAAATTTTCTATCATGGGTAATAGTAACGTTAAATATAACAATTATGAAATTGCCCATTTTCGTTTACTAACAGATTCGAATTTTTTACCATATGGTAAGTCTATATTAGAAGGTGCAAGAAAAGTATGGAAGCAATTAACAATGATGGAAGATGCAATGTTAATCTCCAGAGTAATGCGCGCTCCTGAAAGACGAATCTTTAAAATAGATGTTGGAAATATACCGACCAATGAAGTTGATAATTATATGCAGCAAATCATGAATAAAATGAAAAAGCAGCCATATATCAACCAACAAACAGGAGATTATGATTTAAAGTTTAATTTAATGAATATGTTGGAGGATTATTATCTTCCAGTAAGAGGTGGACAGTCAGGCACTGAAATCGACACATTAAGCGGTATTGAATGGACGGGTATTGATGATATTGAATACTTAAAAAATAGAATGTTAGCTGGATTAAAAATTCCAAAAGCATTTTTAACATTTGATGAAGGCATTGGAGGGAAAGCATTATTAGCAGCAGAAGACGTTCGTTTCGCCAGGTCTGTTGAGCGTATACAAAGAATTGTAGTGTCTGAATTAACTAAGATAGCAGTAATACATTTGTTCGCGCAAGGTTATGATAATGAAGATTTAATTAATTTTGAAATAGGCTTAACTACTCCTTCTATTGTTTACGAGCAAGAATTAATTGCTTTATGGAAAGAAAAAATAGAACTAGCTACGTCAATTCAAGAATCTAAATTATTATCAGAAGAATGGATTTATAAAAATATATTTAAATTATCTGAAGACGAATGGTTAAGGGAAAGAAATTCAATTTTAGATGATCTTAAAAATAAATTCCGTCAAAGTCAAATCGAAGACGAAGGAAATGATCCATTATTAACTGGAGAATCTTTTGGTACTCCGCATGACATTGCAACAATGCACGTTTCCACAAAAACTACAGGACAGTCTACAGAAATGCCAGCAGGTGGTTGGGAAGGTAGCGGCAGACCTAAAAAAGGTTCATTATATGGAACTGATTCTCATTCATTAGGAAGAGATCCAATAGGTTCAAAAGGATTTAAACCAGCAATTGATATATCTGTAAAAGAAGCAAAAGTTGCAGCATCAAAATTAGGAATTACAGGATTTAATAAAAATAAACATTCAAATAAAAAGTTAATTTTAGAAAGTATTACATTAACTGAGAAAAAAGATTCAGATAAAGGTACGTATTTAGATGAAACGAACATTTCTGAATAACTTATTAGATAATGTAATAATTATTAATGATATATAATATATGTAGTACTAATACTGTATGAAAAAAATTAAACATAACAAGCTTCGAAATACAAGTATAATCTTTGAATTATTGGTAAGACAGATTACGTCTGATATCTTAAACAATAAAGATTCAAAGGCTATTGAAATTATTAAGGAGTTTTTTGCAAAAAAATCTAGCTTATCTCACGAGTTAAAGTTATATCAAACTTTGACAACTGAAAAAATTTCAAACGAGTGGAAAGCAACGCGCCTTTTAGAAGCAGTAATATCAGCTAGAAGAAAACTAAATGAAGAATCTTTAGAAAAGCAAAAGTATAATTTAATTAAAAAAATAAGAGAAAATTATAATTTAGAAGAGTTTTTCCAACATAAGGTTAGTAATTATAAAATTTTAGCTAGCGCATACAAATTATTTGAATATGCAGAAGCAGATAATCCAGTAGAGATTGTAGATTCAAAATCACATATCTTTGAACATTTAATTAGAAAGGATGATGCTACGCCTAACATTCAAAGTTTAATTGAATCTCAATTTGGAAAAGAAGATAAGGATATTAGAATTTTATCTTATAAAATTTTAGTAGAGAAATTTAATGAAAAATATAATACTCTAAATCCAAACCAAAAACAATTATTAAAATTATATATTACAAATTCCCCGGATAATCAAAACGAATTATTTGAATTTGTAATTTCTTCTGTAAAATTAATTAAAACAGACTTAGACAAAAACATTAAACGTTGTGATAATCAAGTTGTTCAAATTAAATTAACAGAAGTATCAAATTTATTAACGACAATAACTGAATCTAGAGTTATTAAAGATAATCACATACTTTCTTTATTACGTTATTTTGAATTAGTAAAAGAACTTAAAAAAGTAAATTAATATGGCCTTTAAAACTTTGTTAAAAGAAATAGAAGATAAATTTAATAAAATAAATGAATTAGATATGGAAGATACTGAATCTGAAGGTTTATTTTATATAGAAGTAGCTGTTAGAGATGCCTTAGAAGCAATGGAAGTTGCTAATGATAATTATTATATTCGTAATTCAATTAAAAATGATGTTTTGAATATGGGCGGTTCTAATTATTATCAATCTAATAATAAAGACGTAATTGAAGAATTGACTACCATCTTTAATGATTATGGAATTGAAATTATAGATTCTAATATATCTGAATTAGATGAAGCATCTACATCAGGCGGAGCAGGCGCATATTTAACTCCTAATGCTTTTGGTAAAGAAGCGCCAGAAAGCGCTATTACAGCATACGGAATGAAACGTGCACCGAAGGTTGATAAAAATATTAAATCTTTAGAAGAATCAAACTATAAAAAATTAATTTTTGAAATGTATGATATCTTAGAAGAAGGTAAGTATAATGATATAAAAAATGATCCTAGCGTAGCGCCGAAAAAGAAAGTGAACTATGCAATTGCTGAAGTATATACTAAGTTATATGAAATAGAAAATATAATTTCTAAAAACGTAAAACTTAAAACAGAAATAAACATGGATAACAGAATGTATTGGAAATCTACAAAAGAAAAATTATCCAAGCTTTCTGAGCGATTAAATAGAGTTTCGAATTATTTAAAAAACTTAAGCGCATAATAAAAACAATAAACAATATGAGAATTTCAAATAAAATATTAATCGAAGGAGACACTTTATCAATCTTCGAAGAGACAGGCACATATAATGGCTTTAAAATAGGAGATTTTGTAAAAATAGATCCTAATGCCGCTCAACAATCCGGATTAGATCCTAACAAAACATATCAAATACAAGACTTTAAAACATATGGTAAAGGCTTAACTGCTACTACTAATGTTATTTTAGATACAAATTTATATACTAGAACTAATTTTAGTCCAAATCCAAAAGGAGCTGTTGCAATTAATTATGTAACTAAGTCTATGGAAGAAGGTTCATTTAATCCAATGAAAGGTAAAAAACTATATTTCCATGTATTAGAAGATGGCGGTTATGGTCGTATAGGACATCAAGGATATTACAACACTGAAGAAGAGGCCAAAAAGAGAGCTGATGAATTATCTGATATGTTCCCTAAATCAGAGTTTTATGTTGAAGCTTATCCTAGTAAAAGAGAACCAGTTACAGTAACTATGGAATCGAGTACAATGAATGAATCATTAGAAAGTTTATCTGATAATGAATTAATGGATTTAGCTTACGATGAAGGGATGGAAGAACTAATAGTAAAAAATCCTGAAGGTGGTATAGAAAACCGAGGAGCTTTAATAGCAGCTTTAAATCAATCTAATGAACCTTTAAACGAAGCTAAAGAAAAGAAAGCACCAGCAGATAAAAAGAAAGCTGATAAAACTAACTACGGCAATAAAGATATGTCTGATGTAGATATGGTTAATCCATACGAGCTTAAAAAAGGAATTCGTATTGAAATGGTTGATACTGAAGATTATGAAAAAGCAATGGATAAAGTTGTTAAGAAGTTAAAGAAAGATCCAATGTTCTACAGTAATCTAATTGCTAATGCTAAAGAAACAAAAGGCAAAAGAGCAGATGTACCTACCGAAGTTAAAGATAAGAAACTTAATAAAGTATCTGATAAGATGAAAGACAAGGCAAATGAAATGGAAGTATCTAAAAAAGATGCTACAAAGAAAAATGCTAATGATTCTTTAAACAAAAAAGAAAAAATGTCTGGAAAGCCTAAAGGAGTAAAAGAAATGACTATGACTCCTAAAAAATCTAAAGGTATGAAATCAATGGATGTTCCAGGTAAAGAAAAGAAAACTAACTTAAAAGAAAGTTTTAATCTGTGGGATTCATTTAAAAAGAATATCTTACGATAATTATATAAAAATGAATATTAATAATACCTTACTTATAGATTATTTGCCGTTTGAAGTTACGCCTCAAATGATTAACGAATCGCTAGAAAACAATGGCGGCCGATTAATTGTTAAAGGTACTTTACAACGAGCAGATTCATTTAATCATAACGGCCGTACATATCCAAAGCCTATCTTAGAAAGAGAAGCTGCGAGATATTTAAGTCAAGAAGTTAAAGAACGTAGAGCCTTAGGGGAGTTAGATCACCCAGATTCGTCAGTTATTAATTTAAATAACGTATCTCATAATATTTTAGAGATTCATTGGGATGGTGATGACTTAGTAGGAACTGTTGAAGTATTACCTACACCTAGCGGCAATATATTAAAAGCTTTATTTCAAGCTGGTATTAAATTAGGTATTAGTTCAAGAGGATTAGGTTCAGTAAAACAAATTGACGAACAAGGACATGTCCAAGTTCAAGATGATTTTAATTTATTATGTTTTGATTTTGTATCAAGTCCATCAACTCAAGGCGCTTATTTAAAGCCAATAAATGAAGGTGTTGGTCAAAAAAATGAAATAAATAAATACTTCCCTATAGAAAAAATTATAAAAGATATAATATCGGATTTTAAATAATATTACAATGGCAAATAACAATAAAATAAGCCTTAAAAGTCTTTTAAAAGAATCATTTGGTACCTGGGGCGTTGTGACGCATGCTCATCCAAATCGTAGAAAATTAGAAGAACAAGAACCAGGCGCACCTATACCTACAAGACCTACACCGCAAGTGCCTAGAGCTCCTGTAAGACAAGCAGCACCGGTAAGACCTCGTCAAACAAGTCAAGTTAATGATATACCAGAAGAACCAGCACAAACTCCGCCACCTAAGGATAATTTAAATTTTAAAGTTCAACCTGGATTTAAAGTACAATTTAACGGAAAGCCTGGTCAGTATTATATTATTAGAATTATGAATACTGCTATGACAAATTTTTTAGTAGTTAATGATAAAATAGGAAAGCCTATTCAATTTATAAATGTGTCAGTAGAAAAAATTGATTCAGATGAAAAAGGTAAACCATATAAAGAAATATAAAAATGACTAAATTAATGGATATATTAAATGAAAGGCAGTTAGATTCTAATTCACAACAAAGAACAAAACTGACCAAAGAAGATAAAGCTGCTATCTTAGAAATGATTAAAAAGTTTAATGAATATGGTGATCATATCTACAGAGCAGATGAATTACGTAACATTACCAATGAAATGAAAGACGTAGTTACTAAAGCTAAAGAAATGACTTTACAAGAAACTGAAGGCAGCTTTGATAATATTACAGTAAGTCGTCATATGAAGACCTTAGAAAGTTCAATGCAATTATTTGAAAAAACGACTAATGAAATAAATACTTTACAACAAAGATTAGAAAGTGTATATGAAGATATAGGAAATGTATTAAATAAATATTATAAGATTCAAGAAACTAAATTAGATCCAGTAGGTAAAGAAGATAATGATATTAACAATGATGGTAATGTAGATAAGCAAGATGATTATTTAAAGAATCGCAGATCTGTTATTTCAAAAGAAATAAATGAAATGTCTGGAGAATTTGTAGTCTGGATACAACCAGAAGGAGAAGAAAAGCGCGAACATCATAGAGCAAGCTCAAAAGAAAAAGCAATGAGAATTGGTAGAATGGTATATGCTAACTATCAAGATGATTATAATCCTCCGAAAGTAGGAGTAATGCCAGCAGAAGAATGGCAACAGCAAGCAGGTTTAGATAATGATATACCATCGCTAACAGAGTTAGCAAAGATTAAAAAATTAGCAGGTATTAAGTAGTTAATTAATAAAAATAATAAAAAGCTCTATTAAGTTAGGGCTTTTTTACTGAATAAATAAAAATTTTTTAAAAATAATATTGTTTTTGTAACATAGGTAATATATATAATAAATTCCAATATCGTATTACTAATATACGATTCGAAATATACTTAGTACCGCTATTATAGTTTTCTAAATAACTATACCGAATCAAATTTCGCGGACAAAACAAACACATAATATATAAATGACAAACTCAGATTTACTTAAAGAAGCGATTGCTGATGCAAAAGCTGTTAAGGAGACTGCTATCGCTAACGCTAAATTAGCATTAGAAGAAGCATTCACCCCTAGAATCCAGTCAATGATATCTTCAAGATTAGAAGAAGAAGAAGATGAAATGGAAATGGATTCAGAAATGGAAATGGAACCAGAAATGGGCATGGATTCAGAAATGGGTATGCCTGGTACAGATGTAGGTAATTTATCAATTGATATTGATCAAGATGGTCAATTTGATGAATTTGACATTATGCCAAAGCCTGAAGCAGCAATGCCAGGAGAAGAAATGCCGGCAGAGGAAATGCCAGCAGAAGACGAAATTGAAGAATATGATTTATCAGAAATTTTACGTCAGTTAGATGAAGAAGATGAAATGGAAATGGAAATGGAACCAGAAATGACTATGGAAATGGACATGGAAGACGAAGAAATTGACATCGATTCTTTATTAGAAGAACTAATGAATGAAGAAGACGAAAAGGAAGACGAAAAAGATCATTCAAAAGAAAAAATGATGGAAGAAGAAAATGAAGCATTAAAAGCAGATCTTCAAGAAGCATACAATGTAATTAAAACTATGAAAGATAGTTTAAATGAAGTTAATATGCTTAACGCTAAATTATTATTTACAAATAAATTATTTAAGGCTCATAATTTAAATGAAGGCCAAAAAATAAAAGTAATTGATAATTTTGACAGAGCTAAAACAATTAGAGAAGTTAAATTGGTATATGCTACAATAGCAGAATCATTAACTCAGAAAAAATCTTTAGTAAAAGAATCAGTAGCTTCAAAGCCTATTGCTTCTACTAAACCTAAACAAATAATTTTAACTGAAAGCGAACAAATTGCTAACAGATTTAAAAAATTAGCTGGGTTAGGAAAATAATTTAATTAAAAACAAAAAAACAACATAAACATTACAAAATGAGTAATTTAAATGCAATTCAAAAGATCGTATCTTCGACTCAAGATAGATCATTCCAACTTTTAGAAGAATCTAAAGGATTGGTAAACAAATGGGGCAAAACAGGTTTATTAGAAGGTGTTGATAGCGAATACGAAAAAGCAAGTATTTCTATCTTACTAGAAAATCAAGCTAAGCAGTTAATTTCTGAAGCCAGTAGAACAGGAACCGCAGCAGGTTCAGAAGAATGGTCAGGAGTAGCCCTTCCATTAGTACGTCGTATTTTCAGCGAAATCGCTGCTAAAGACTTCGTTTCAGTTCAACCAATGTCATTACCTTCAGGTTTAGTATTTTATTTAGATTTTAAATATGGTACAAACAATGCTGGTTTTGCAACAACAAACACATCACAATTCCCTAGCCAAACAGGATACCAAAACAATTCAGTGTTTGGTATAACTAATACTGCTAGCGATCCTTCAGAAGGTCTTTATGGTGCTGGTAGATTTGGTTATTCAATTAATTCAGTATCTAGTTCAGCATTAACTACAGGTTCAGCTCCGACATCAACTGCTTATGCGACTGGTTCAATTGTAGCGTCTGATTACAATTTTGATACTCGTTGGTTTAATACTTTCTCTGCTTCAATCGCAGCTGCAGCAACAACCGTAAGATCAATTACAGTTTCTTCTGCATCAATTCCTAACTTTGACACTGAAGGTGTAAGAGCATTCGTTATTTCTGCATCAAGCGGTACAGTTACTACTTTCCCTCAATTTACGAGAGTTAATAGTGATAGTTCATTAGTAACATTTATAGTATCTGGTTCAACTCCTGCATCAGTAGGAACATCAAATTCTTTAACAGTATTTTATGATGTACAACCTACAGCAGCCGGTCGTGGTGATTTTGAAGCTGGTGCAGTTCCTCAAGGTTCTACCTCAGTTGATACAAATATCAACATCCCAGAAATTAACGTTGAATTACGTTCTGAGCCAATCGTTGCTAAGACTCGTAAATTAAAAGCTATCTGGACTCCAGAATTTGCTCAAGATTTAAATGCTTACCACGCAATTGACGCTGAAGCTGAATTAACTTCTATGTTATCTGAATATATTTCTCAGGAAATTGACTTAGAAATCTTAGATATGTTAATCCAAAATGCAGTGACAGTTGATGCTTGGTCTGCAGTAATTGGTCGTTCAGTAGATGTAAATACAGTTGGTGGTACAGTAGTTCCTACTTCTTATTCAACAGATGCTACAACCGGTGCATTCTACAACCAAGGTACTTGGTTCCAAACTTTAGGAACTAAAATCCAAAAGGTATCTAACAAAATTCACCAAAAGACAATGCGTGGTGGTGCTAACTTCTTAGTTTGCTCTCCTGACGTTGCTACTATTTTAGAATCTATCCCAGGTTATGCTGCAGATACTAATGGTGATAAAATGCAATTTGCAATGGGTGTACAAAAAGTTGGTTTGATGAATAATCGTTTCCAAGTATACAAAAACCCATACATGTTGGAAAATACAATCTTAATGGGTTACAGAGGTACTCAATTCTTAGAAACAGGTGCGGTTTATAGCCCTTATGTTCCTTTGATTATGACTCCTTTAGTATACGATCCAAATAACTTTACTCCTAGAAAAGGTGTAATGACTCGTTATGCTAAGAAGATTGTAAGACCCGAGTTTTACGGTGTAATCAGAATTATGGATTTAAATAGAATCTAATTCTAACTTAAAATAAAATAGAAGAAGGCAGAAGAAATTCTGCCTTTTTTTATGTCCATACGCCCCAAAATATTAACGTATATGCATTATTTATTATAATCTATAATCTTATATTATATTAATATAAACGTTCGTATACGAGCATCTTTTTTTATAATTACATTTATTTATACGTAGATATTTATTATAAATTGTTATATTATGAAAGAACCTAATCGTCAAAGAAAAACAGAAATTAAAGCAATTAATGCACTTCAACTAAACGAAGAACAAAAAGAAGCAAAGCGCTTAATTATTGAAAATCAAATAGTAGTTATAACGGGAAGAGCTGGGTCAGGAAAAAGTTTGGTTTGCGCACAAGCAGCATTGGATTTTTTAAAGAAAAAACAAGTAGAATGTATTTATAATACTAGAGCTGCTGTAGAAGTAGGAAAAAGTTTGGGATATTTACCAGGAGCATTAAGTGATAAGTTTGATCCTTATATGGAAGCATTCATAGAAAATCTAAATAAATGTTGCACTGATAAAGAAGAAGTATCTAAATTAGCGGAGCAAGGAAAAATAAAAGCTTTACCTGTTCAATTTATTCGTGGCAAAACAATAGATGATATTTTAATTGTTGAAGAAGCCCAAAACTTAACTAAAGGGGAAATGTTGGCAATATTAACAAGATTAGGTAAAACAGGTAAGATTGTTATAAATGGAGATCATGACCAAATGGATATTAAATCTACGTCAGGCGAAATAAGTGGCTTAGATTTTGTAATTGAATTATCTAAACGAATTGAAGAAATACAATGGATTAAATTAAAAGAAAACCATCGTTCTGATTTAGTAGGTAAGATTTTAAATTATGTATATAGTAAATGACACTGTCTTTATTAAATAAATACGAGCTTCAAGTAGAAACTCCGAATAGAACAATTACAATTCAAATTCAAAGACCTAACTTAGATTATATAGATCGATATATAAAAAATTTAGTTGGCGAAAATATTACATATGATATCAAATACATAAAACAATTATAATGATGATACCAGATAAAAAAATAGCCGATGCTTTAGAAGAAATGAAAAAACAAGGATTTGAATTGGGAAAAGTTTATTCTAATCCATATGCCAGAGCATTTAAACCTCAACAAGAAGAAGATTCTTTAATAATACAAAAATTAAAAGAGTCTGATACTCAAAATATTAAAAGTTCTTAATATCAATATTATAATTATATTTTCTAGTTACCGATAATTATATTAAAATAATAAAATATGGCAGCCGGAAAATATAATTTTGTTATAGAGCAAGGAACTACAGTTGATTTCGAAATTCAATATAAAGATTCAAATAATAAACCTGTAGATTTAACTGGATATTATGGAAGATTAATGATAAGATCTAATTTTGCAGATGACAATCCTACTACATATTTAGTATTATCTAGCTCAAGAAATCCAGATGGTACTGGATTAAATTTTAGTGGAAGTAATGGCCAATTACCTCCTACAAGTGGGTCTATTGGAATTTATATTTCATCATGCACATCATCACTTCTTACATTTGTAACAGCTAGATACGATCTAGAAATTTATTCTGGAAGTAACTGTCCATATACTGTAAGATTATTAGAAGGACAAGTTAATATAAGTAAAGAAGTAACTAGATAATGAGTGTTAATATAAATACATCAACTAATAACATTACAATAAATAACTCTGATAGAGTAATTACTGTAAATAATAACAATCAATCTACATCAGTAAACATTACTCAACCAATAACTGATATTGTAACTGTAGCTACGATTGGTCCCCAAGGGCCTGTAGGTCCCCAAGGTCCTCAAGCTACAGTAAATACTAGTTCATTAGCAACAACAGGTTCAAATAATTTTATTGGTAATCAAGTAATAACTGGTTCATTAGTTGTAACACAAGGAATAACAGGGTCTTTATTTGGTACGGCATCATTTGCTACCCAAGCATTAAGCTCATCATTTGCTAACAATGCTACAAGCGCCTCGTATGCATTAACTGCATCGTTTGCTTTAAATGGCGGAGGAGGTTCTTCTTTTCCATTTACTGGTTCAGCGATCATATCTGGTTCATTAGGCATTACAGGTTCATTAAACGTAACAGGCTCAATTAATGGTTTATTAATTAGTAGAGGAAATGGTAATATATCTACAAATGTTTCAATTGGCGCTACAACTAATTTTAGTAGTTCAGCAACAGGTACTGATAATTTTGCAGCTGGATATTTAGCTTTATCTAAACTTACAACTGGAAATCATAACACCGCAATAGGACACCAAGCTCTACGAAATAACTCAACCGGACGATTTAATACGGCAATTGGAAATGGTGCTTTACAAAATAACGAAACCGGAGCTTATAATACAGCAATTGGAAGAGAAGCTTTACATAACAACACAACCGGATATTATAATACAGCAATAGGAAAATATGCTTTATTTTCTAACTCAACCGGCTACAGTAACACAGCAATTGGAAATTTTGCTTTATATAATAACACAACCGGAGCCTATAACACAGCAATTGGATTTAGATCTTTACAATCTAACACATCCGGATCTAATAATACAGCAATTGGAAGAGAAGCTTTACGAAATAACACAACCGGTTCTCATAACACAGCGATAGGATATCGAGCTTTACGAAATAACTCAGTTGGGCCAGGATATACTTTTTATGGGTATACTTTTGGTTACATACCTGGAGCATACAATACAGCTATTGGAAGAAATGCTTTATATAGTAATATTTACGGAAGATATAATACCGCAATTGGAATGGGTGCTTTATATAGTAACACAACCGGAACCCATAACACAGCAATAGGAAGATCTGCTTTACAATCTAATACATTTGGAAATTATAATACAGCAATTGGGGTAGATTCTTTAAATAGTAACACAGGCGGAACTAATAATACAGCAATTGGTAGACTTTCATTATCCCTAAACACAACTGGAAATTATAACACAGCAATCGGAAGACAAGCATTACGACAAAACACAACCGGAAGAAATAATACAGCAATCGGAGTATTTTCTTTATCATCTAACACAACTGGAAATTATAACACAGCAATTGGAAATAGTGCTTTACTTTCTAACACAATCGGAACTAATAACACAGCAATTGGATATAATGCTTTAGTTTCTAACACAACTGGTTCTAATAACATAGCATTTGGGTTATCCGCAGGTAGATTTATAGCGGACGGAGTTACAAATAATACAGTAACCAGCGCCTCAATATTCATAGGAAGAAATACAAGAGCATTAGCAAACAATCAAACAAACCAAATCGTAATCGGTGATAGCGCTATTGGTTTGGGAAGTAATACCGTTGTGTTAGGAGATACTAATATAACTACAACAGCATTAAGAGGTAATGTTGGTATTGGAAAAACAACACCTAATGCTCGTTTAGATGTTTCTGGAAGTGCAATTATATCAGGTTCTTTAACTGTAACTGGCGGCATAACAGGTTCATTATTTACTCCTATATCAGGTACATTTGTATTACCATTAACCGCGTCTATATTACCTAATATACCTACAGGTAGTGCTTATTGGAGTGGGTCATTTTTATTTGTATGGGACGGGACGCGACACAGAAGCTCTAGTTTTTTATAAAAAAACATTATTATATTATTAAAAAGATTACTTTTTGTAAAATAAATCACAACGTTTATATATTTATAATAAAATACAAAAGATGAATAATTAGCTATGATAACAACTTCAAGTCATTTATTTAATGGCGAAACTTTAACAAATAAAAAATTAGTTGTATCATTTAAAGCATTTCCGATAAAATTTATAAAACACATATTTTTTTGTGTTCTTTTATTATTTTCATTTTCTTTTTTAAAAGCGCAAACAATATTTATTGAACCAGTATTTAATAATATTAAAGTAGGGGCTTTTGAAGGAAATAAAAACCTTGCCTTCGGCGTAAAAAATATCATTGAGGAATTAATCAATGAAGGGGATAGTTTATCCTTAATTGCAGATATCAATTCTGCTGTATATCGATTACAAGTCGAACTTATCTTTTTTGATATAGTAACGACAAATTCAGGTATCGGTATTTTCCATGAAGACAAAGTAACAACCATTATTAGGATGAAAGGCATCTTATATAAAGGCAACAAAAAAATCAAGCAAGTATATTCTGAAGGTAAGTCTACTGAAATATCGACCTCTACTTTAATCGTTGATGAAGGCGGGAATTTTAATCAACAATCTGCTAGTTCTGCTATCAAAAAAACAACCCAAACACTTATAACTAAATTAATGCAATGAAAAAATTAATCTTTATCATTATCGGAGTGCTATTTACCATCTCCGGTTTTACCCAGGAAATTGGTAACTTCCAACAATTAGCTACGATAAAAAGAAATGACACAATTGATATAATCTTTCAGTATAAACCAGATACTACAAAAGATATTAGATCATTTCAAATCGACTTTCAATTTAAAAAAGAATTATTAACGCATGTATCTACTACAGTTGATAATATTGTAAGTACGATGACCCCTGCAATATCATACAATGAATTTGACAATTACAAGTATGATTCGTATAATTCAGCCACAGGCGTGTATAATTATACTACGGATACTAATTGGACCGTTTCTAGAAATTATTTATTATTATCAAGCGGTAATAAAATAATAAATGATATATACATTATACATAATAAATTTATTATTAATAATGTTCGTCCGAACTTTGATGAAGATAGCGTACATGTTAATTGGGCTAGATTATTTAAAAAGGACGGTACATCTATTGGAGATAATGTAGCTACATTAACATACAAGAAAATGGACTTAGAATTACTAGGTAACTTAGTTATTAGTGGTAATGTAGAATTACCTCCGACAATGAAAGGAAACGGAAAAAGACCTACAGTAATTTGTACTAAGTTAAATACAGGCCAATTTGTTTCATCAGCATTGTGTGATACTGCAGGTAATTATTCTTTAATTAATGTAGATAAAAATACTAAATATAAATTATTATTAAGATTCCCAATCGACAGTATGGAAACCTTCCGTGATTATGCCGTGACAATATCAGATGCTGTTAAAACATATGACGAATTTACATTAACAGACGTTAATCAAAACTATTCTAAGCAGTATTTAAAATATGGGTTATCTTATTTAATTGCTGATATGAATCAAAATGGTAAGCTTGATGGTGGTGATCCTTATTTAATTTATGCTAATGTAAGTGGATTACAAAAAATAAATACATCTACTATGATAAGAACATTCCATGCAAATACATATGATTCATTAGTTTTAGGCGCTAATCAATGGAATGAATGGGCTAATTACTTAACTGCTTCTGATTTTATTACTGATACTATTAATACGACAAATCTTATTGTTAATATTAAATACTTTATACAAGGAGATGTTGATAGAACTTATTCATCTAGAATATGGAATAATTCAGGCGCTATAGTTGCAAACGCAGTATTTAAAGGACGATTAGACGTTGACATACCAAATACCTATGCAGCTGGAAATCAGCCCTTATACGTGCCGTTTAATATAAATACAAACGGAGATAATAACTATGGTCTACAGTTTGAAATGAAGTATGATAAAGATAAAGTTAAGTTCGAAGAAATTATATCTAACTTTAATGGAGGTCCTTGGTTACAATATGTTACGCATGACGAAGCAGCAGGGACTATTAGATTTGGCGGTATGAATAATCAATTTAAAAATGGTCTAAATGGACAAGCTACGCCATTTAAACTTAGATTTTCACCTGTAGGTAACTCTGATATCGTATCTAATATACAAGTAAGACAATTAATGGATGCTTCTGATGAAAATGGAGATCATTTAAATATTAACTTAACTAATCAAATAGCTGTTTTAATGTATAAAAAAGCACCATCAATATCAGCTCCTTTAGAAGAAATAACAGCATCTATCAGACCTAATCCAACAACAGGATGGTTTGAATTAGAAGTTAAATTCCCTGAGCCAGATATGGCAATGAATGTATCTATATATGATGTTAAAGGCAGATTAGTACAAAATGCAGGAACAGTTGAAACTAACCTTACTGAAACAATTGCATATAAGCAAATTGACTTAACATCAGCAACAAACGGTAATTATTATTTAATACTAAATAATTATAATAAACAATTAACTAAACAATTTATAAAAGTGTAAACTATGAGCGACGAATCAAACGTACCAGAATCAGACGGAACTTGGTCTGGATTAAAGAAAACAATTATCACAACAATTTCAACGGCAGTATTAGCTGGCGGTGGATGGTTGACTACAACATTATTTAATGGCGGTGGAGAAGAAGTAAAAGAATCAGCACCTATGCAACAAGCTGCTCCAGTAATAAATTTAAATGTTGATAATTCATCACAAAACAATTCATCTAATAATGGCGGCGGTACAACCACAATCATTAAAGAAAAAGTAATTGAAAAGCCGGTTATAAAAGAACCTGCTAAAACTAAAAAAGAAGGCGACGAATTTAAAGAAAAGGAGCCACTATGGTAAACAATCAACCAACAGGATTTAAAGATCTTCTTAGCTCAATGATGAAAAGAAGATGGTTTATAACTGCTATTGTATTAGGCGGTTTTATGTTAATAATGGGAGGTATATTTCTTGCTATATTTAAAAGTAATGAAATTAGTGGAGAATGGAAAGAATTATTACTTCTTTTATTAGGAGCATTTATTGGCTCTTATGGTAAAATTATTGATTATTGGTTTAGCGATACTGATAAAGATAAGATGCTAGTTCAAAAAATGGACGAAGAAGATGGAATGACATTATCGAGTACTTTAGATATGCCTCCGCCGACACCAGCACCGACACCTAAAGTTGACCCGATTATTACCCCAACTATAACACCTCAACCAACAGAAAAAGTAGGTGTAGAAGTAGATGAAGATGGTGATGGGATAATGGATGGTTTAGATTTTGACGGAGATGGTATTATTGACGAATATTTTGCTCATAGACAATGTGAACATGTATGGGGCGATTTAGATGGCGATGGTATAGAAGAATGTTTAAAGTGCGGTAAAATAAAAGACGAAGAAGCTGAACAAGCAGGCTAAAATTAAATAAAAATATTATGTTACTAAAAAAAGGAGATAACAACGAAAACGTAAAGTTAATGCAGCAAAAATTAGGCATCGAACCTGCTGTAACTAGCTTTGGACCTAAAACAGAAGCCGCTGTCAAAGCTTGGCAAGCTGCTAATGGGTTAACAGCTGATGGTATTGTAGGCCCTTCGACTTGGGCAAAGATAATGGGAGAAGGAGTACCTAAACCTGTAGCACCTGCTAAGTCGGTAGCCACTGTTAGCGGATTAAAATTAGATAAGTTAAAAGGACATATTCCTGAATCTGTAATTCAAATGATTCCAGATACAGCAGCAAAGTTTCAAATCAATACACCATTAAGATTGGCGCATTTCTTAGCTCAATGCGGACATGAAAGTGGAGGCTTTAGAGCAACTCAAGAAAATTTAAATTATTCAGCTAAAGGATTAAATGGTATATTTAGAAAATATTTCCCATCTGAAGCAGCTGCAGCATCTTATGCTAGAAATCCTCAAAAGATTGCTAATAAAGTATATGCAAGTAGAATGGGTAATGGAAATGAAGCTAGCGGAGAAGGATTTAAATTTAGAGGAAGAGGCTATATACAATTAACAGGAAAAGAAAATTATACTGCATTTGGTAAAGCAATTAACGAAGATATATTATCAAATCCTGATAAAGTAGCTTCTACTTATGCTTTATTATCTGCTGCTTGGTTTTTTTCTAAAAACGGGTTACATAGAATGGCTGATGAAGGAGCAACAGATGCAGTAGTTACTAAAATTACTAAAAGAGTAAATGGCGGTACTATTGGATTGGCAGATCGAATCAAGCATTTTAAAGAATATTATCACTTATTAAGTTAATAAGTTTTAATATAAAGCCCTTACATTTTGTGAGGGTTTTTTTATTTAATGACATAAAACATAATAACATATGAAAAAATTATCTTTATTAATAAGTTTCTTTTTATTAAGCAGCATTATAGTTAATGCTCAAACAATAGGTAAAACTCAAACAGAACAATATAAAGCTTCTTTTGAAACGGGAGTTAATATTGATTCATTAATGGATTATAATGGTCCGCAAATACCTATTCAAATATTAAAAATTGGTATTAGTGATGAAGTATATGAACAATATCCTGAACTTAAAGAAAAGAAAGTAGGATTAGGTGTTGCAAATATTACATTAGAGTATTTAGAAAATTTAAATAGATTTACATTTACTGAAGACAAAACAGAAATAAAAAATAGAATGGTTAAGCAATACCAAGCATCGAAGGCTGGTATTTCAGCAGATACCTTAGATGGTAAAGGTAAAATTCGTTTAGCTCATTATTTTGTTACAGTTGAAGTATATGATTTTTCTATTAGCGAAGACGAAACTGTAAATTTAAGTAACGGTGTAAAAAATAAAGTTGTTACGAGATTAGGTCTGCAAGTTAGATTTACAGACGCAGAAACAAATCAAATTATTGCTGCTAGTGGATTAGGAGAAGCAATTACAGTAAGAGAATTAAGTTTGTTGAATAATGATAATTTAAGTGATGTTAAATTTAATCAATCGACAATAGGTATAAGTACTAAAAAAGCATTAGATATTGCATGTTCTAGAATTCTTCTAAGAATGATTAAAAAGGGAGTTTTTCCAAAATAACCACATTAATAAACAATTAAAGGGGAGCAATCCCCTTTTTTTTAATATAAATGAAAATAAGTAGTATTAAACAAATTTTATTGGTATGGTTTATTACGCTTTTTTGTAATATAAGTCATGCACAAATATCCACATATACATTTATCGACCCATGTACTAAAGAAGTAACAAACTTTAGTATACCTTTACAAGGTGGCAAAACAATGTTTATCTTTTTAGATAATGTTAATTATTTTGATGCAAATGATTTAGCAAACGGCACCTTTGCAAATTGGGTAAATCAATCCTATAAAAAATACAGACTAACAAATCCATGTTCGCAACAACAAGGCCAAGTAACCCAAAATCAATTAACGACGCAAATAATAAGCGGAACAGTTCAGTCTTTGGTAAGTTCGATATTATCAAGTAACCAATCTCAATCATCTAGCACTGAAAGTAGTAGCGCATCTGGAAACGGTAATAATAGTTCTGAAAATAAAGATAATAAAAGTTCGGAAAAAACATCTTCATCTCAAACTACAGGAGAACAGCAACAACAACAATCAACTACGGGAAGTAATAATGGGCAAGGGGGCGGTTCATCATCTGGAGGTTCATCATCAGGTAGCGGCACAGGTAAAACATCAGGACAAAATGGTACAGGTACTGGGTCAGATAAAGATAATTCTTCTAAACAAGAAAATGGTGAAGAAGTAGGGGCTACGATTGCTATGAATACTGATGCTCAAAATGATAAGGGTGGAAGTAAAGGTTCTTCGGGCAGAGCAGGTAATTCGAGATCTAATCCATTAATAGTGTCTTCCGACATTACTTCAGCACAAAATTTAAATGGGACATTTACTGCTATTGTTAATGTCGGTACAAATAAATCATCAATGACTGGATTATCAAGTTATGGAGTAACGGGGATGGTATGGATGAACTTTAGACAATTTGCTATATCAACTAAGTATACTAAGATACATTTTAATAAATCTAAAAAAATAAAATTCATTCATAACTTTAATTTAACGGGTGTATATACATATGAAAATTACTTAGGATTCATAGGTTATAGCGGCATAATGAATGGAGGTAAATATGGTATTGCGGGATTCAATATAAGTGCAGCAGCGACTGTAATAGCTATGGAAAAGAGCGGATATTATTCTCCATCGATTACGGGATTTTATACCAAACCTTTTAAAGTAGGCAAGAAAATTATAGTTTCTCCAGAATTATATATTATATCAACACCACTAATTTATTCAACAAAAGAAAGAGTTTCAATATCCGATAGATATATTAGCGGATTTGTGGGAAGTGGATTTGATTATCAAATATCTAAAAGATTTAAGGTAAATTTAAATTATAAGGCAAATATGAGTACTAACCCAGATTTCCCTATATTATCATTTTTCTTAATCGGAAGTAAAGTTAATTTATGAAAAATTTAGTTGTATTTTTGTTAATTTTTTTGCCGTTTCTAGGAATTTCACAATCAGTGAATTCTCCTTCGGCATCTTCATACAGCCAAAATACAGCTAATCAATTAGTTTCGGGATTTTCATTATCAAATTTTAATTTGAGCTCGACATTATTAGTTACGATTGGATTAGTAAATCCTCCGATAGGTACAACATTAAGATTAAACGTAACAAGCAATGTTACTGCAAGTACGGGATATTCACTTACGTCTAATTTTACTCGCGTTAGTTTTACCGGCACACAAGCTAATATAAATACAGTGCTTTCTTCTTTACGCATTAACACAGGGTCAGCTCCTGGCAATGTTTATATTGCTGTAACAGCTACTGTTAATCCTACTGGTTATTTTTATTTTCCGCCTAATGGTCATTTTTACAGACCTTTAACTTGGCCAGCTGGAGCTAGTTATACGGGTACGAGTAGTAATGTATATACAAATATTAAAACATTAGCATCTCAACAAAGTTTTAAAGGGCAATTGGGTTATTTATTAACTATCACTTCTCAGGACGAACAAAACTTTGTTCAAGCAAATGTACCTGGTAATAATATTTTATTTGCTTTGACAGATGCAGGTCAAGAAGGCAGATGGAGAATTGATGCCGGCCCAGAAAATGGCACTATAATAAAAACAAGTAATTCAGGCGGACTTGTAGCTGGAAAATATAATAATTGGTGTAGTGGCGAACCAAATAACTGGGGGTCGGGTGAAAATTATGCCGTTACTAAATGGGGTGGAGGTAATTGTTGGAATGACTTTGGACCACCTGCTTCTTCATTTCCTGGTTCAGTCAGTGGATATGTTGTTGAATACGGAACATGGTCAGATCCTGCAGACCAAACCTTTACAGATTTTTATACTGGATTTGTAACGCATCAAATTTCATGTACTGCATTACAAACACCTAATTCTCCGACTGCTGTTAATAATTCTAGAACAAGTCCAGGGCCTGTTACATTATCTGCTACTGCTACCTCGGGCCAAACTATAGATTGGTATGCTAATCCTTTTGGAGGAAATCCAATAGCAACAGGTACTTTTTCATATACTACACCGTCAATATCAACTACAACAAAATACTATGCCCAAGCAAGAAATATAACTACGGGCTGTTTAAGTAATACTAGAACTGAAGTAACAGCATCTATAGGTATTAGTGAAAAAATAACTGGAGTAGTTAAAATACCTGTAGGGCTAGTTAACAGACCAATTCTTAAACTTTATATTGTAGAAGGCGGTATAGAAACATTAATCGAAACTGTAACTGTAAATTCTGACGGAACATATACATTAAGTCCGACAAAGCATAATGTAACATATAAAATTATTCCAGAGTTTAATTTATATTCATTATCTTTAACTGATTTTAATAATGTTTTTTCTGAAGCACGTAATCAAAATACACCTAATAATTTACCAATTGGCTTAGTTTTAAATAATGGATTAAAGTTAAAAGCCGGAGATATTGATAATAACGGATATATTAATATTGCAGATGCGTATCTTATAGGCGCTAATTTAACTGGTATGGTTTTATTTAAAAAAGTATTGTGGTTTACAGCATCCAACTATGATTTAATTAACATAGTAAATTTTAATACTATCCAATCTCAAGAACATTTTACTATTAATTTTACAACTACAAATATAGTTCTTAACATAAAATATATTATTAAAGGAGATGCAGATTTATCGTCATCATCTAATTAAAGTAATTCTATTAATATAAGTATAGATATTTTAGAAGATATTGACTCTCCTACATAATTATAATAAATAGAATTATAATGAGCGGATTAACAATAGATATTCCAATTTGGTCAGGGACATGTACATTTGCCCCAGGTCAGACTCCTTTTGGATATTATGATTATGATTATCAATTTTCAATTACTGCTCCTAAGGTAGCAGACTTTTGTGCTAGAAGATTAGGATATCCTATGATGGACGTAGAACTTCAATCTGGGTCTTTTTTTGCATGCTTTGAACAAGCCACAACAGAATTTGGAAATATTATTAACGAATATAATGTCGTTGATAATTTTATTAATTTACAAGGTGGTGCAATTGGTTCTAATACAAATTTATCACAAACAACGATAGCGCCTAGTTTAGGACGTGTACTTCAAATAGCTAAAGAATATGGAAGCGAAGCAGGTGTAGGTGGTCGAATTACATGGAGATCAGGTAGTATAGCAGTATATACAGGACAGCAGAATTATAATATCAATGCATCGTTTAGAGATGTTGAGCATCCAAATGAAAATATCGAAATAAAAAGAATTTTTCATGATGGCCCTCCGGCGATTGTAAGATATTTTGACCCCTTTGTAGGAACAGGTATGGGTTCGCAACAAATGCTTCAGTCTTTTGGATGGGGAAGTTATTCTCCAGGCGTTTCATTTTTAATGATGCCAATGTATTCTGATTTATTAAGATTACAAGCAATTGAATTTAATGATACAATAAGAAGATCATCTTATTCATTTGAATTAATTAATAATCAATTAAAATTATTTCCTATACCGACATATAATTTTAATTTATATTTTCAGTATATTTTAGAATCGGACAGAAATTCATTAGATAATATTATTACAACGGGCGTTGTTTCTGATATGAGTAATGCTCCTTATAATAATATACAATATAGTGATATAAATGATATAGGTAAACAATGGATATTAAAATATACATTAGCATTAGCTAAAGAAACGTTGGGCAATGTACGAAATAAATATTCATCAATACCAATTCCAAACTCAGAAATAACATTAAATGGTGCTGATTTAGTTAGTCAAGGAAGAGAAGAACAAACAACATTAGCAACAGATTTAAGAGGTGCATTAGATAAGATGTCTAGGAAAGTTCAACTAGAAAATCAACAAGCAGAAAGTATTGCAATGCAAGATACATTAAGTAAGATACCTCTTAAAATTTATGTAGGTTAATAAGATATCATATGAAAAATACAAAAATAATTAAAGAAGAAGAATTACCATTTTACGAATGTTTTGTAGTCGTGAAAATAAAAAAAGAAAAAACGTCCTTATCCGATGCATATGACGAAATTAGAGCAATACCTTATATTGTAACGGCTCAACCAAAGCATTCGGATATTATAGATTCTAGAAGTAGTGATATATTTGAATATGCTCAATTGCAAATTAAATTTTTATCAAATCTTCAAGCACCTGAAGAAACATTAAACATGATTAAAACGGCAGCATTACACGGTGTAGGAGATTCATTAAAATATAAAGTTACTGGATTAGTTGGTTTAATTTTAAGGCCAAATTCACTTAAATTATTAGAAAAATAAAATGGCATTATTTGGTTCAGCTCGTGACGTTTCTATTATAACGAAATTTAACAGAGAATTAGTATATAAGTTAGTTGATACTGAAGTAGGATATTATAAGTTCGCTTTAGACCAATCGCGTGTTAATTTATACGGAGAAGGAGTATCTAGAGTATATTATCAGCCAGTAAGAACACCTATATATATTAATAGAAATCAAACAGATGCAATACAAACAGACGCTGGTGTTGACGTAGAAGTAAACTTAGAATTTTATTTATTAAGAGATACAATGCTAACATTAAACATTGTACCTGAATTGGGAGATGTTATTAACTGGGATAATACTTACTATGAAATTGATACTGTTACAGAAAATCAATACTTTGGCGGTAAAAATCCTGATACATGGATTAAAGGTGATACTTTCGGAACGTCATTATCATTTATTTGTAATGGCCATCAAATAAGAGAAAGTCAACTTCAATTATTAGATCTTAATTTTGGGACTAATTCTGAAGATTATGATTTACCACTTAACATTTAAATTTTATGGCAAAGGAAATATTTAAACGTCAAAATCAATACAGAGATAATATTAAGCCCGATGTAAGAGTTAATCAAGTTGCAAATACTGAAAATTTGCGAGCTGTTAGATTAGGTTTATATGACGTAGATAATGCAATTAAATGGCACTTGGAAAATGTAGTTAATCTGCAAATAGATTCAAGTCAAGGATTAAAACAAGTACCAGTAATATTTGCTACGCCAGAAAAATGGGTATCTGCTCAAACCCAAGGATTTATTAGAGATAATAACGATAAGATAATGACGCCTGTAGTTGTTTTAAATAGAACGGGTGTTGATCAACGACAAGATTATGTAAAAAATGAAGTATTAAAGAACGAAGGAAATCAGTGGTTATTTGAAAAAAAATATTCACAAAAAAATAAATATACTCCTTTTAATGTTTTAACAAACACGACCCCTTTAAGAGAATTTTATTTATTAGATATACCTAGATTTATTAATGTAACATACAATGTAATTGTTTGGACTGAGTTTATCGAACAAATGAATGACCTAGTAGAACAAATAATGTTTTTTAACGGCACTGCATTTGGGGATACTCAAAAATATCCAACAACAATATCATCACCTTCATTTGAATTAAGTAATGATATTGGGAGTGATAGATTCGTAAAAACAACATTTGAATTTACTGTTAAAGCATATTTAATAAACGAAGACGCTAGAAATAGACCAACCGTTCAAAAAATAATACCTGCAAATAAAGTAGTTATTAATTTCTTTGAATCAAGTAACTTATTAGATAGTATGACATCGGGTACGGGCAAGACATCTGTTATATCTGGTAATATTATAGGTTCTCCAACAGAAAGAAGTAGCCAAAGCGGAAATGCTTTAAATGAAGAATCGTTAGTATATATTAATTCAAATAAAACTAAAATAGCGGTATATTTAACAAACGACTCTGCTATAATAAATAATGCAACAATATTAGAAGCGCCTCCAGCATTAACGCCGACAACTAAAAATTCATTTTATTATTTTATTAACGGGCAAAATATACCTTCGACATATATAATATCATTTACGCAAGTTGGAAATAATATTGTAATAATATTTGATATAGCATCTTTAGGGTATGGACTTTCTGCTACGGATGAAATTTTTATAATTGGTAAATTTTTATAATTATAATATATGGCATTAAAAATAAAAAATGATCAACTATTATATCCACTATCAGGCGGGTTTTCTGGCTCATTTAATGGAGACGGTAGTGGGCTTATTAATTTATCAATAAGTGAATTTCAAATATCTTCTGGGAGTGTTAGTGCTAGTGTCAATATAATTGGGGATTTATTTTTAATTAAATCTGCTAGTGCTGAATTTATGTCTATAACTTCAAATACTACTACAATAACGAATGATATATTTATAATAAAAAATAATAATAATATACCTGTATATACTGTAAGTGAAAGTATAGTTTATCTTGCTACTCAATCAGCTGAACTAACCGGGCCTACAATAGCCGGTGGGATGTACTTTACTTCTTCGTCTTTTTATGTAGGTTTAGAAAATTAATATAAGTTGTGATAAAATTAAAAACAGTAACATATTTATAATAAATTAATAATAAAACAACATGGCAACTTGGAAAAAGGTCATTGTCTCTGGTAGTGCGGCTAATCTATCAACATTATCTGTAGACAATTTAACATCCGGGCAAGTAGTAATAGGCGGCGGAACGAGTAATTTATCTACTACGGCTATTAATGGTACCGGAAATATAGTCGCGACAACAGGGGCTACAGGATTAGTAGCATCAGGTTCATTCAGTGGATCATTTCAAGGTAATTTTGTTGGAACGACAGATTTGCCTGATTTAACTCATGGTACTGGTATATCAGCATTTACATATGATGGTGCTACAACAGCAACGGTAGCAGTTAGTGGTGCAGCTACATTAAGTGTAAATAATATTTCAAAATGGACGGGCGCAGCATTTGCCAATTCATCGTTAACAGACAATGGTACTACTATTACTGGTGCTACTTCAATACAA